CATATGTATATATTTTATTAGTTAATTAAAAAAAAGGGTGGCGTTTATTTCACCACCCCTTGAAGTTTAGTTTGCTTAAAATTAAGCAGGAGTGTAAAGAACGATATCAGAACCAATTCCGTATTGAACACCTGCAGTAAATCTCATTACGATTCTTACATTCTGAGATCCGTCGATGTCAGCCATATCAATCACTTTCACTTCGTTATGGTCAGATAATAAACCTGTTCCGAAATATAAGTTAGATTTTTCAGCAGCCATCATATAGTTGTTAGCTAATCCGTTTGCAACAAATATTTTAACTCCGTCAAAAGTTAAACTTCCGTTGTTAAACCATTGTGTACCCATTGCGTTAGTACCATTAGCACCTAAACCTGAAGCAGCAAAACCACCTAAAGCACGAACGTAAGCACGAGCAACGTTTTGAGATACATAGATATATAAATCTTCTTTTCCGTATAAAGCAGCAGGAATAGCATCAACTACTTTTCCTAATTCAGCAATAACGTTAGCAGCAGTTACAGTAGTACCAACTACGTCGATAACAGTTGCATCAGCAGTAGCTAAAGTAACAAATCCGTCAAACTGACCTGCAGTAGCAGTAGCACCTCTCCAAATTGATACTTCGTTGTTTTGAGCAGCTTTAGCAGCAACGTGCGCTAATAAGAAATCTTGAAAAGAAGGTGGCATTGAATCGAATGCAGAATATCCCATTTCAATCGCTTCCCAATCTGAACGGAAATCTTTTTTACATAATTGTAGGTTAATTTGGAATTCCTCAGGAGTAATGATTCTTTCAGTTAAAGTAACTGTAGAAGTTGCATCGAAATCACAAGTAGCATCTTTAACTAAATCGTTAGTTGCTAATTTTTTAATTACTTCTTTAAAAGCAATGTTTGGTTTTACTTCAATACCACCGTTTTCGATAGTAGAGGCAGACAATAAAGCAGCAGAAATATATTTCCCTGCAAACTGACCTGCATAAGTAGTTGTAATAGAAGTTGTAGTCGCCATTTTTTAATTATTTAAAGTTTGAAATTTTGTTTAATACAGAATCAAAAGTTGTTTTTGTTCTATTTTGTGAGAAAGTATGTAATTCTCTTTTAGTTGTAGCTTCAGGGTTGTGTGTTAAAGGCTCAGCAGATAATTCTACTTCTTTAACTTCAACTTTAGCTAATTTTAATTCTTCGATTTCTTTTCTTAAAGATTCGATTTCAGCAAAGAACATTTCTTTAGTAACTGATTCAATTACTCTTTTAGGTTCTTTTACTTCGGCCATTTCTTGCTCTACTTCAACTTCTACTTCAGCAGGTGCTTCTTCAGCAACCGGTACTTCCATTTCTTTGATTTCAGCAATAATACCTTCTTCGGCTACGATTAAAATCATACCATCTTCTAACTTATATTCTCCAACAGGTAAAGCAATTCTATCTTCTTCGTTTACGATGAAAACACTTGCACCTGCTTCAAATACTTCAGCTTCGATAATAGTACCATTCTCTAAAGCCATTTGAGCAAGTTTTACTTCCATTCCCAATAAGGTTTTAATTTGGTTAATTACGTTCGACATTTGATTTTTGTTTTAAAATTAATATTATAAAGTTTTGTTACATTTTTAACAATTAGTTACTAACTCGCACTATTGTTCTTGGCTCGTTAACATTTGTAATTGTTGAATTTGCGTTTTGACCTACTGTTGAACCAATTCCTTGATTTTGTAAATCACCATTACAACATTCTTTACTGTAGGTACTGTCTGCACATAGACAACCTCTGTTTCCGCCCGTTGGGCTTGTTCTGCTTTTAGTTTGTTTGCTCATATTAGTATTTATTGTTTTGTGTTCTTTGAATAAAATATATTACATCGTGTATATGTCCTGAATGACTTGGTTTCATTTTAACGCTTAAACCATTTGTTACTACGTCTGAATCAGCATAGTATTGAAACGTTTTTGCGTAGGTGTGTTCTACATTGTTTCCTTTTGGGAATGTTATAACATCTCTAACTCTATCGTAAGGCGTTCCATTGCCACCTTCAAGATAAATATCAACGTGTCCGTTTGCGTTGCTTATTTGTGCTTTAAATGCTATTGTAATTAAATATACATCGTTATTAAACTCTGCTCTTAATTTATTGCCTGAATAATAATCTATTGCAGAATTTATATTTGTGTCAATTACAAAACCTTTATTATTTGGAACTGTAAAAGCAGTTGTAGTAAAATTAAAAGGTGAAGCACTTGTATATTGCGTATCATCGTATCTTGCCCAACCTAAACCCATATTTCCCGATTGAGGTGGATATACTCTAACTTGTTCGCCATTGAAACCCATAAATAATGCTTCATCGGTTACAAGCATAGCACCTTGTTCGATATTTACATCGTCAACTTCCGATTGATTAGCAGTTTGAACGTGAACTCTAAATGCAGTATTTTTCATTATGCTTTTGTAATTTGTTCTAATTTTCTTTCAGACCAACTTAAGGCAGAATCACCACCCCATAATAAATAGCTTATTGTACCACAAGCTTCAGTATCATTTTCATTATAATATTCTTTTGCTCTGCTTAAATAAGAAAACATACGTTTAATAGTTTCTTCGCTAATTGGTTCTTTGTTTGCTAATTGTTGCGCTCTAACTTTACCAACTTGCGTAGCGCATTTATTTCCGTTTTTTTCGTTTAATTCAATTCCTCTTTTTGCATTGTTACTAACTGCATCAGGATAATCAGTATAAGATTCTAATTCAGTTTTTAAAATGATTTCTTTTATCTTTTCAATTAATTCTTCTTCTTCAGTAAGTACTTTGCTTAATTCTTTTTTCTTTTCTAATTGATCGGCAAAATGTCCTTCTAAACTAAAACCTTTTACCTTGCCTGTTTTAACGTAGTCGTTCCAAATTTCGTCATTGTCAACTTTTATACTTGCCATCCAAGTACCAAGTGGAACGTTTAAATTATACAACGCACTTTTATCTTTAGTTAAATCTTCAACGATCCAAGATTCTACAACTGTTAAACCTTCAATAACTTTAGAATGCTCTAATGTTGAATTGCCTTGATTGCCATTCTTTAAAAACAACTGCGACGCTTTTACGACAGTATCTTTTGAAAAATATATATAGTATTCATCTTCGCCATTACGTCGGTAAATTGGCTTTTCAGGAATTAAAACCGCACCCATTAAAATACGTTTCTCTTTATTTATTTCAGCAAGTTTAATTTCTTCAGACTTTAACGCTACAAAATCGGATTCAATAGCAGGTGATTCAACTACGCTAATAGCTTCTACACCTTGCATTTCTTCTTTGTCGTCTATAATTAATTCTATTAGATTCATTTGTTTTATTTTAAAAATTAAGTTTTAATTAAATTGTTTTTTTATCCTATACTTGCGTTTCTTACGATGTTTCTGTCTAACGCCTGTTGAGTTGTTACGTTGTTAGCAACTACATACGCTTGAACGGGTTGTTGAGCGCCTAAAGTTTGTGCAATTTGATTAACTCCGCTATTGCCTACAACATTGAAACTTGGAGCAGCCATAGTAGGAGCGCTTCCGCCACCTGTATCGCCACCACTTGAACTTCCACCCTTTGCACTTCCACCACCTAAAGCACTTAAACCTTTTGCAGTAGCAGCTATATTTGTAGCAATACCAATACCTGCACCAATTCTATTTAAAGTAATTTCAGCAGCAGCTAAAGCAGCACCACCGGGAATTAAAGCATATTTTAATCTTGCTGCAGCGTTTGCGGCTTGTGTGTTAATTACAATTTTAGAAATACCAATAGCACTTTCAGCAATCAATGCGGCTTTTTGCAATCCTTTATTTTTTTCAAACAAAGTTTTAAGTAAACCAAGACCACTTTCAACAACCGCAAATGAAGATTCTTGAATTGCTTTTTTACCATCAGAAAGAATTTGTTCATTTTCTAATTCTTTTTGTCTTATAGCTTCTTGTTGTGCTAATTGATTATTTAATTCTTCTGTTTTCTTTTCTCCAAACGCTTTTAAATCTTCTATTCTTTTTTCGTCATTTGCTTTAGCTATTTCACGACCTTGTGCAAGAATTTTAGATTGTTCGTTTAAAGCGTCTATTTCGTCTTGTAATGCTTTATCTTTTGCTTCTTTATTTTTGTCTGCAGTTTCTTTGCGTCTATCAGCAGCTTCTTTACTTGCTTGTTTATCAATGTTATTAATTGAAAGTTGTAAACCTGCTCTATCGTTTTTTAATTTATCTAAAGCTTTTCTTTGTTCTGCAACTACTTTATCACCTTCTGCTTGGGTTTCTTTAGGATCAAAAACAAATGAAGCTAAACCTTTAAATACTTTATCTTCTAAACCAAAATCTTTACCTAATGCAGTACCTACAGCGTCAACTGTCTTTAATATCATTGTTAATGGTAACGATAGGAACTTTAAAACACCTGCTAAAATTTCTTGATTTCTTTTAGCTGCTTCAGTTTGTGCTTTTGCAGTAGCTATTGATTGTTCAATTTGAATTTCAGACGCTTTTATTACTTGATCTGTTTGTGCAAGTTTTATTTTTAATATTTCTTTTTCTGATTTGCCTTGAAGTTTTAAAATATTATCTTGCCCACCGATAACGTCTAATTTTTCTTGCTCAATATTTAAGTTAGTTTGAGATTGTTGGTTTAAAGTTTCTTGTTCACTACTTACACCATTAACCGCTTCTTTAATATCGTCCCAATATGCAACAATAGCACCTAAAGCAATTACTAATAAACCAATACCTGTTGCAGCAATTCCTGTTCTTATTCCCGCTAAAGCAGTTTTAGCAGAAGTACCTAATGCTTGAAAAGCAACCGAACCCTCACGAATACCACGAACACCCTCAGCAAGTGCCATAGCACCTTGAACTTTTAATATAGCAGCTTCAAGTTCTTCACTTTGTCCACCTGTTAAAGCCATAGCGCCTTGGATACCTGCAAAAGCAGAAGTAGCACCTTGTAAAGCGCCACCAAGTTTTGTGTCAAACGTAGTTGCTGCAGCGTCAACAACCAAATCCGTTTTCATTTGAACTTGTCTATATTGACCTACCGAAACTAATAAATCTTTATATTCTTGACTTGCACTTTGTCCCGCTAAAGCTAACTCGTAAAGTCTATCTTCAGCTTCACCCATTCTTGCAGTCAAAGGTTTTAAATCACCATAAACTTCTTCAAATGTAGCTTCAACACCTTTTGCCGATGCGTCTACTTTTTCAAGTGCCTTTGAAAGGTTATCTAAACCACCAACGGCTTGAATCGTACTTACATCAATTTCTATTGTTTTCTTAATTGCCATTTTATTGTTTGTTTTAATTCTTTAAAGTTTTCGGGCATCTTGTATTTTCCTTTTGCTATTGCAATCGCTTCGCTATCTTGTCCTTTTAACAACGGAAGCATTTCTAATATTAGTTTAAGCATCTTGTTCTATTGTAATTAAATCATTTTTATTGCTTAATATCGCTGCAGTTCTTTGCAGACCACTTGTGTTTTGTTTAACTTGAATTTTAAGACTAAGCTCGTTAAAAGAAATACCGGTTAACATACTATCAACATCGTCTATAATTGTCCAAGTCAATAAGTCTTTTGAAGTTAAAAATACATCAAATATAACTGCTTGATTACTTACTCGTCTTGAAGTACCATTGTCAAAGTTTATACTTCTAAAATCTTGTATTAATTCAAAATCACTTTCAAAGGTTGTTAAGTCTGTAGTGAATTGATTTATAATATATCTTTTATCACGAATTACAACTCTGTCGTTTAATTTTAAATTTAACAATTCTAAATAAGGCAAACGCATTTTAACTTTTACCATTCTTGATTTTAAACTATACAAGTTATTCAAGTAAGCTAAATAGTAGTTATTAAATAATGAATTGTTAATAGGAGTTAAAAAGTAAGAACTAATTTCAATACCCCAATTCAAAGTGTTATTTGTTAAATCGGAAGTGTCGATACAATCTTGCCCAAAGTTCATAAATTGATTTATATTCGTAGTCGTTGCACCGTTATTAAAATATAAAGTTCCTGCTTTGTTTTCCGTTAAATATAAAATAATTGGTTTTGGTGCGTAAGGAGTTAAATCGGATTTTAAAGCATAACCAACTTGCAAATCAGTTCCTGTAAATTTGCTAAACAATAAATTTTCAAAAGGTAACTTAATTGAATAGTCAGCGCCATCGGTATTGAAAACAGAACTTAAATTCCCATACTCTCTGTTATTGTTTGCAAAGAATTCTCTACTTAAAACATTCTCACTTTTTTCGTATTCAAAATTTATTTTTCTATATGGTTTAATTCTTTCAAAGTTCAAATCAGTTGTGCAATATTGGCTTAAATCTTTTATTCCGCCAAGATAATACCAATTTTCTAACTGCTCTAATGTGAAGTTAACTCCGTCGGTACTATATGCAGTAAGATTAAACATTCTTAATATACCACTAAAAAAGTCTGATACTTTCATATCAGGCAAATAATTCAATAAGTTAATATTTGAATTTAAAGAACCGCTACTTGAGCCTAACGAAATAACAGGAAAGGTTAAAGTTCCCGCAGGAAGATTAAATCTTCTGTACGTAAACGAATAACTATACGTGTACGTTGTTGGTGTAAAAGATTCTACAAAAATCTTATAAGCACCGTTTCTATATGTGTTAGGTATAGAAACTGTTGTAGATGCCGATGTAAATTCTAAAGTAGTAAACAACGAATCATCTTTATATATAAATATTCTATGATTTACTGAAGCAGGAAAATTTATTATTACTGTAAATTTTGGTTCACTTGAATAAATATTAGAACCCAAATGTGTGTTGTTACTATTTAATAAATTATAAACATTATCCTGAATGTTAAAAATTCGTGGTAAAGAAGTATTATTATCTGTAAAAAGAAGTTGCTTTCTTTGTGATGTAGATACAAACCTTCTTGAATCATTTCCTTTCAACCACAAATAAGCCTTTGTAAATTTTTGCTGATTTAAAAATGTACCGCTAAAGTTTAAATTATATTTATCTGCAATAGCTTCAAATATTCTTGTTACTTTTAAAGCAGGAAAAAGTTCGTTAAAGTTTATAGCACCACCACTTGTTGAAATATCATTTGGACCGCCACCATTATATTGCCAAACTCTATCTGAAGTAATTAAAGGAAACATAACATTTTGAGCAG